ACCACGAGGATGGCCGCGGACGGTGTACGTCCAGGGAAACCAAGTCGGTAAAGGCGTATGCGCCTGACCTGGGCCGTTCGTATCACGAGTGGTACTGCGAAAGGCATATGCCATAACCTGTTTTGTCCAGAACCTGTCCAGCCGTTTCGCCTATCGGCCCGGAATCCCCTGTTTTGCAGGGGGTTGCCGGATGGGCGCACCACAGCGGCGCGGACGCGCCTAGCGAATCGCCGGGACCGGGACCGGCTTGTGCGCCGCCTGAAGCGCCCAGACGGTAGCCCGCACAAGATGCGTTGGCCCCTGTGAGGCCAGGAGAAGCCCGCTAAGGGCTTCCCGGACCTTGGCTTGGGTGATTGCTTGGTTTAGGTCCGGCTTGCCCTCATGCGCCAACTGACGGCCTTGGGCCAAGTCGCGGAAGAGCGCCAGCCCGACCCGGGTCTGACCCCCGGCCGCCGGGCGCGCCCGCGGCAAGGACCCGTCCATGGGCAACCGGTCCAGGAGCGACGCGCCAACATGGAACTCCCGAATCCGCCGGTAGGCCGCAAGCTGCTGCACATCGCGGATAGCCGTGTCCCAGTCGTCCCGCAGCCAGCCGTCGAGCTCGAGGCGCCCGTCGTCCAGGCGCGCCACCGCACAGACAGCGGCGCCCATCCCGTAATCGTCCTCGAGCGCCACGAACACCGGCCCGAACGAGGTCAAGTCCCGATCCTGCAATGACAGCCAGAGCCCTTCCGGCAACAAGGGCTCGGTCTTGCCCGGCTCCACCGCCCGCACCCGCGGCCACTCGTTCAGCCACTGAGCGCGGAAGGATTCCTCCGGGTCGGGCTCGTCCGGGTCCGCGATTTCCCCCGATTGCATCGCTTCATAGCGCTTTCGGATCAAGCGCTCGCGCTGCGGCGTCCAATGCGGAGAGGCCAGCCGCCAAACGTCCCGGTTGTCCAGGACCGAGCCGTGCGGCGCTGACCATTCCACGAGCAGATCCCCGTCCCCGGATTCCAGGTCGGCAAGCGCGGTCTGGCGGCGGCCCAGCATCAGCGACGTCGCGAGCCGGTGCGCCGTCGAGACGAGCCATAGCTGCGCCTGCTCCCGTTCCGCCATCGTCGGGGTCAAACCCTCATCGACCGACGCGGCCCGGACCTTCCAGGCTTCGTCGACGGCCCCGACGCTGACCGCGTAACCGTAAACGGCCTCCTTCGCCCGGAGCATCCAGCGGGAACCGTCCAGGAGGAATTCGATTTCCTCCTGCCCGTTCACCTCGCGAACGCGGTACTCGGCGCGCGCCTTCGCCCAGTAGCGGGCCGGGCGCTGCACTTCCTTGCAGATCGCTACGTCCTTGCCGGTGTGCAACACGTCCTGCGGTTCCCCGAAATGAGCGCCCTGCTGGATGCGCCAAAGACAAAGCTCCCGTAAGAGCCAGGACTTGCCCAGCTGACGGGCCATCGAGAGGACCAGCGTTTCCCAGACCAGGCGCCCGGAGGAATCAACCTCGAGTAGGCGCGTAGCCGCCAGCCGTTGCCACCAGCGCAACGGCCGCCGCTGCGTCCCGTGCCGCTCCGCCCAGTCGATGAACTCCGCCCCGAGCGAACCTACCGCGCGCTCGTGCGGAACCGTCATCAGGCGCGGCCAGGTCGCATCGGCGGGCACGTGCACGAGGTCTTTCAGCCACGGCACCCGCCAGCGCGGATCGGATGCAGGAATCCCGTCCCGCTCCGGCTCGAGTTCCACCGGGACGACGGCCCAGGGCCGCCGGGCCGCGGTAGCCCGGTTGCAGCGCCGATGCTCCGGGCCGGAGTATTTCTGCTTGTCCCCGTCGATGTGGCCGAGGTCCCAGGGCTCGCCAGGTTCGATTTCGTCGCCGCAACGAACGCAGCGTACGCCGCCCGCGAGGACGATGGGCTTTAGCCGTTCGCGCTCCTGGCGATGGCGGTAGCCGTAGCCCCGTTCCTCCGGGGTTGGCCTAGCTACGGCTGGCATCGGCTGCAAGAGGGATAGACCACGTTAGGCCTTTTGCAAAGGCCCGGAAAGGGGAGAAAAAACGACTGGGAAAACG